ATCTTCCCCATCTTTTTTCTCCTTCAGATGAATCTCAATGCACGGCTCCTCCGAGTCCGTCACGATGTTCTGTCCGACCGTCTCCGGTGCGATCCATGCCACCTCGTAATCATCAAGGCAATCAAGGATCGGCGATTCTGCCTCGATAATCGCATCATTTCCCAGACCGATGGTAATCGCGATTTTGTCATGTCTGCCGGGATGACGGTTTATAACCTGTTTCAATTCGCTGAACTGCATCCTTCTCCCTCCGGCTCCGGCATCGTCTCCAATGCTCCCTTGTATTCTCTTGCGCGTTCTTCGTTGTCGAAGCTTCCGCAGTATCGTCTGTTGCTTTCCTTGTCTCCCTTGTTCGGATCAAGCAGGCGGTACACTCTGTACCGTCCGCCCTCGCTTGTGATTCTGTAAATCATTTTCTTACCCATCGGATTCCAAACTCCTCCCCCGTGATCTCTGATACCAGTCCCACGTAATCATCCCAGTTAACGTAGTCACTCAGCAACGATTCCGACTTGACATTGTATCGGTTCTCGAACTGCTTCAGACGCTTCTTGCCAAAGCCGAACTCGTCATGGAGCACCAGAATCGCCACGCAGACCGTCATGGCTACGAACTGTTGCTTAAACTCCATGGATGACTTGTCCAGCTCCTTCTGTGTCAGGCGGAGTGATATGCCGTGATTCATCCGCCAGCGCAGCTCCTTCTCAAACGCGTCCAGACCTTCCTTCTTGATCTGCCGGAAGGCGTAGTCCATGCCCTGCAGACGTGCTGTGTTCATTTCATCTACTTTGCTCATTTCCCACTGCTCCCGAAGCCGTTGCTTCCGCGCTCTGTCTCCTCCAGCTCGTCCACCAGTTCGAGTTCCGGCGTGAGGATCGGCATGATCACTAACTGAATGATCTTGTCACCGCGCTGGAAGACGTACGGAGCATTTCCGTGATTGTAGAGCTTTGCTACGACACTCCCCGTGTAACCGCAATCCAGCACCCCTTCGCCCGTGATATTGTGATGCACGTTTAACCCAGATTTGCTTTTGAGCATCCCGACATATCCCGCAGGAATCTCCACATGGACGCCCGTATCGATCACAATCGAGCTGTGCGGGTGCAGTACCTCCCGCGTCGGTGTTCTGAGATCGAATCCCGCATCGAGTGCATGAGCGCGTTCCGGCATGTATGCGCCCTGATCTAACTTAACCTTCATTTCCGTCAATTCCCCCTTTCATGCCACTTTGCAGATCATCCTCATAATCCCGTGCGCCGTCTCTTCGATAAAGACCTGCGCGCGCTCGGACTGATACTTGTCGCCGATCTGCTGCAGATCTTTGGCGAAACGCTGCCATGTGGTGTCACTGCGGTCGTCTGCGTCAAAATATTTCGTGATCAGCTCCGCCAAATCGATCGCCAGGCACGCGGACGGGTCGCCGGTTTTGGCGGACTGCCATAATGTGTTAATTATTTGATAGTACTGTTTCAGTTCTTCAGTCATGTCAGATCCTCCAGATATCCCAGAAGGATGTCCCGCGCTTCTTCCCATCCTCTCGCAACGACGGCAAGATAACCTAATTCATTCAACGCCTTAATCCATCGCTTTTGCGATTCCGCAATTCGTCCGGTTTTTGTCTTCATCTCGATGAATAAACCGTGATAACCCTTTGCCGGTATCGGCAGCATCAAATCAGGAACTCCACTCTTAGCACCGAGCTGCCTGTTACGAATCACCCATTTCTGTCCTCCGACTGTCTCGTTCGGAATATGGAACAGGAACTGCATTCGAGGGTCCGTTCTGCACCACTGTATTAATTGTTTCTGTTCAGATGTTTCTGTCATTTTTTTCTCGCGCCAAATCAATCTGTTAATCCGGGTCACTCACGCGGGGAAGCTCAATCCCCGCAGGGAGTAACACGTATTAACTGATGGGTGTTTCGGGTTACTGTTTTACCTATATAAGGTTTTTTCACCCGTCACCCGCTCCCATTTGCAAGTTCTACCAGCTTCTTTTCGTTCGTACTTTTCGCCCATGTAGACGATCACATCCTCATTCCTCCTGTGTACCAGTTTTTTATCATTGACTGTCGCAACCTCGAAATCAGTCTCTGGCGTAAACTTTTTCTTTGCGTTCCCTTCTTTGATGCCGATCTGCTCCAATGTCACTGCTGTATCGCCGGATATCGAAACACATTCAAGCATTTCACCCACAACACTAAACCAATCGCTCTTTTCTTTCTGGCCGTCACCGATCCCGCGCCCGGAAGCACCTGAATCGCTGTAATTCGCGACTGCCAGGAAATTCTGATCATCCGGTACGTGCACGGGATAGTCAAACCAGATCCGCCGCGTCTGCATCGGTGCGAACTCTCGCAGTGTTCCATTCAGCTCCCACCCCGTCAGAATCTCAGCGGAATCCGGATGCTGTGCTTTGTACTTGTTCGTCAGCCCATCAACATTCAGCTCCCGAAGGTCAAGAATGGCGTCCGGATCTCTCGCGAATACTCCGGATCCTGATGAGCGGTCTGCAGCATTCGCATACTTCCCGCCGGCTCCTTTGCTGTGATGGTGACAATAAATAACAGATACGCTCATCTCCGTCGCGACCTGGTCAAAGTAAGAACAGAACACACTCATCTCGGTCGCATTGTTCTCGTCGCCGGTGATGACCTTATAGATCGGATCAATGATGACAGCCAGATATCCGCGATTCTTGAATCTGTTGATCAGGATCGGCGCCAGTCTGTTCATTGGTGCGGCGCGTCCTCTTAAGTTCCAGATGTCAACGTTCTCAAGATGCTTCGGCTTCAAATGCCTTTTATCGTAGATCGTTTTAAATCGGTCGAAACAGGATGCGGAATCAAGCTCAAGATTCACATAACAGACACGACCTTGTTTGCAGTCCATGCCAAGCCAGTCAACACCTTCAGCGATGGAGATCGCCAGATTAATCAAAAGGAAAGACTTCCCTGCTTTACTCGGTCCGGCTAAAAGCATTTTATGACCTACTCTCAGAACTCCAGGGATCAGCTCATCTTTCAGCGGAGGCATGTTATCCCAGACATCTGCCAGGCATGTATCCGGAGGCAGATCATCTGCCTGATTCTGACGCCATTCAATCCATGCGTCATAGGATTCTGCTCCGATATTCCGCTCAACGATGTACTGCCACTTGTCACCACGTTTGACGCCCGGAAGCCGGCTGAACCTGCTTTCGTTCTTGTCCTGTTCGTCTGGCGTCAGACCTGACTTCTTACAGAACTCATACAGCTCGCGGACCCTTTGCCGATATTGCTGTGCGTTTTCCGCATCGACCTTTACGATCGCATGAAGGCTCTTTCCGCCTGAATGGATCAGGAACGTGATCGGAAGATTCATTGCCTTAAACATGGCGTACTGTTTCTCGATACTGTCGGTGTCCGATTCGATCAGGCAATGCTTCCATCTGGTCACATTGTTATTGTTTTCACCCTTACCATCGAGCGGATTGAATCGGACATAAGCACCGGCGTATGGATCTGTTGTTCCGAGTGCTTTTTCGATCGAACCTTTGCGCAGTCCTTCGATAACGCTTCCGGCCGTCCGTCTCCATTGTGTCTGTGACGGCTTGTATGCTCCGTCTTTGTCCTGGTAAAAGTTGACACAGTATCCGACGAAATCATCATCCTGGAACAATGTCCGGAAGTACTCGATCATTTCGCCCTTCGGATCATAGTCCTTCGGGACTTGTGGGATCCGCTCCGTACTCACAAAAGCAGGATCGATGATGTTTTCTTCCAATAGCAGATTGTGGATGTCGTACTGTTCTTCCGTGCGTTTTGGTTCATAACCGTACTGCACTGCTATGTGGAATAGTGTTCCGCCTGTCACTTCATCGCGTCGAAATGATTTCCATTTGCTTTCACATTCGCCGTGTTTGTATTTGGAACCGCCACTGCTCCAGCGGTCCCATACATCACACGTAGCTCCCTCATGCTTCAATGCCATGCCGACTTTTAACCATTCGTCGTAGCTGCAATCGGGCGGAATAGCGTTCAATAGTTCATAATCAATCATGCAGCTTCCACCTCTTCCAACCAACCGCAGCTAATGCGGACATTTTCTTGCTTGCCTGCTCAAAACTCCAACCTACCGGATCATAACCGAACTGTTTAAGCACTCGTACCTGCTTAATTGTTGCAAGGTCTTTATCGGCTCTTGAGATCAGTCTGTCGAGGATCTGGCAGGCATACCCCTTCTGGATCCCTTCTGCATCAATGCCGAAATTCTTCAGCGCTTCAATCTGCTTCGCGGATGCTTCAGCCTCTTCCCATTTAAATGTCGGTTCGTAATCTGCAAGACCGATATCGTCCAGTATCAAGAATACTTCGAGCGGGTTGATCAGCTGCGCCTTCTTTCGTGATTGCCTTTCCAGTTCTTCCGCGAGTTTTGTCCTTCGTGCTTCTTCCGCATCAGATATAGCTCCAAACAGGTCTATTTCATCATCCTGCGATTCACGCACAACATGCGCGATATCCTCCGGAACATCCGAAACCAATGATGCCGGCCTGCACAGATTGTGCTTCATGCACAGCCACAGGAAGTCAAGAATCAAAAGATTCTCTTTTCCGGGATATAACCGTGTCCCGCGTCCTATCATCTGACAGTACAGTGATCTGATCTTTGTCGGTCTAAGTACAACTACACAGTCACAGGACGGACAATCCCATCCTTCAGTCAAGAGCATCGCATTGCAGAGCACCGCTCCCGGCCCGGCTTTGTCAAACCATTCGAGTGTTTCTTTCCGATCCGGACTGTTTCCGTTCACTTCTCTCGCGCCGGGAATCAATCTTGCAAGCTCCTGCGCTATACTGATGAGAGGACAAAACACAACCGTCTTTCTCGCGGATGCATAGATTGATATGGCTTCCGCAATCTGTGGCAAGTACGGTTCAAGCGCTGCCGCAATACTTCCAACTTCGAAATCGCCTAGCGATACTTTGACGCTCGTCAGATCGATATTCAGCGGAACCGTTCTCGCTGTGATTTCGCACAGGTATCCGTCTTTGATGGCCTGCTTTAATCCGTACTCGTAAGCGATACCGTCGAAATATTCTGCAAGGCTCCGCTTATCGCCCCGATCGGGAGTTGCTGTCACACCCAATACCTTTGCGTCCGGCAGCTGTTTCAGAAGCGCCTGATATGAGTCCGATATAGCGTGATGAGCTTCGTCAATGATCACCGTGTCGAACATTCCGGTATAATCGCGCCTGCTCATAGTCTGTATGGATCCGACCGTGACGCGTCTGATATCATTTTCAGATGCCTTGATTTTGCCAGGCATTTCGTCAAACATGCTGCGATACTTGTTTCGCGCCTGCTCGATCAGCTCTTCCCTGTGTGCAAGAATCAATGTCCTGCCTGGTTGATCATGCGCGACGGAATTAAATACAACAGTCTTACCGCAGCCGGTCGGAAGCACCAGCAGCTCCCGCTGCCACTCGTCCCAATGAGTGCGAATGGCGCGGACAGCTTCTTGCTGGTACGGTCTTAAGATCAAACCGGAATATCTCCTTCAGGAAGATCTAAGAATAAATCTTTGTCCTTATTTGCCCATGCTTCGTCATTGGCCGTTGTAGCAGGGACTTTTGAGGGCGGATAGAATGACTGCACCTGATTGTATTCGTTGCCGTTCGAACTCTCTTTCGTGGTGATTGCACAAACACCGGTCAGGCCGTCCATTTTTTCGAGATCAAGATTAACCTTTCCCTTTTCCGGAGCCATTCCGATGCATTCAACAAACTGTCTGATTGCAAACAGAGCTTTGCTGTAAATGTTCAGATTGTTCCTGACCTTTGCAGTCTTCAGTTCACCGTCTTTCATGAAGGGAATTTCAAGATGGCAGACAACCATCTGAGTATTGGGCGGGAGTTTTTCAGATGTGGAATACTGAATCTCATGAGATGCAACCGTGAAATGGTAATCTCCGTCCGGAATGACCTCAAAAATATTATCGTCGAGTGTCAGATTGTTAAGGTTGAACTGTTCAGACATTAATTGCTTTCCTCCCTCTTTGCGCATTCAATGCAAATTGATTTACCATATTTAATTTTTGTTGCTGCTGCGATTGCTTTCGCCGTCTTGCCCTGTGCTGGCTGAATCGGTTTCTTGCAGATTTCGCAGATTATAGCTTCATCCGTAGGCCGCTCATTTGAAACGCGTACCGCATCGACCATCTCTCCGAACGCAGAGATCTTTTTCACCTTCAATGTGATTTTGTGCCCGGACCAGTCTTCGATGTACGGCGTTCCCCATACTTTCGCGATTGCTTTGCAGTTGGTAGTGTTCAGGATCAGCGGCTTCACATCCTCGACAAAATACGCGACCGTGCATTCCTCTTTGCCATTGTTTGACGGGTTGAATACCATTTCTCTCTTTACTTCCTTAATGGTTACCGTCTTTTCTTCTCCTGGCTGGAACGCATACGATCCGAGATAGTCAGGATTATTCAATTTCTTCCAGTGTGTTTTTTCACTCATCACCTAACAGCTCCTTATCTTCATAGCCGGGCCAGATGCCTGACAGATTGCATTTGTGATAGATCGCCATAAGATTGCGGAATATTTCCATTCCTTCCTCGATAAATCCCCTGTCACAGAAGTACACGCGCACTGCATACGGCGGATTTTTTTCCTGTGCCACAAAAGCGAATTCATACTGCTCGAATGAATTACAGAAGACACCTTCCGTATACATCGCGGCCTGCAGCTTGTAACCGTAGTACCGGCATGATCTTTCAAAAGCACCATCCTCGCAGCTTGTTGTTGTCTTGTAATCAACGATGTACTTTTTGCCATTGAACTCTGTAAGGACATCCGGACGGCACTTGCATGGTTCTGCGGTTTCGCTGTCAATCCACTCGATCGGGACTTCATGAGTGCCGGTTTTCAGCAATCGTTCCGCTGTCTTGTTATTCATGATCGCCTCGTCCATGGCAATAATGCTTTCAAGATCCGAATTAGTGACCGGTATTTTGTCTTTTGCATTTTCCAGGAACTGCGCCCACGTTTCTTTGCCGGCTTTTGTTCTACGATCCACGTCAGGCGCGAGAGCGTAATCATTCCAGAAGTCTTTCGGTTCAAGAATGTACTTATGCGCTGCGATCCCGAACGTAAGCGCCGGTGTCGGTTCTTCCGGATGTGTGATCATGTAATGATAATGAGCAGGGCTTTTTCTGATTTCCCACAATGCAGATCTTCTGACTGCTTTAATTTCGTCGTAGTTCATTTTCATTCGTCTGCCTCTTTCGGGAGTTCCGGCATGTCGAGCACAATCTTGATCATCTCGACTTTTTCATAGTCGGGATACGTGCTCTTCAGTGTGCGCTCGATGATCTTTACTTTCTCATAGTCAGCTCTGAGAAAACGGTACTCTGCCAGATTGATCGTTATCATTGCTCCATTTCCGTCCATTACATGACCTCCGATTTGATCTTATAGATGTAGGCTGCGGATGCTCCAACCTGCTCCGCAATCTCACGGACAGACTTGCCGTCTTTCAGCATCGAGACGATGGCGATCTTCTTGTCGGAGTAATTCGTTTGAGCTTTCGCCGGTTCTGTGGTATCCTCAACCTGATTGATATTTTCTTTTGCGTCCGTTTCAGTTGCAGCTGTTTCGGGCGCTTCTTTTGTTTCGTCCATAAACATGATGTAGTTAAATACCTCATCAATCTCATCGCCTGCCGTCCTTGCGAGCTTCTGGATTCCACCGAGCATGTCGAGCAGTGCGCTCGCGTCTGTGGTCGGAAAGCACGCAGCTGCTTCCAGTAGTCTCTCGATCCCTCGGATGCTCACATCCACATCCGATACTTTTGCCATTAGTTCCTTGTCCACATTTACCTCCTTATCTGTACTTAGCCGCGATCCGATTGACCGCGTAATAGCTGATATCAAACTTCTTTGATATCTCTTTTCTGTCGATGCCGTCATCGAGCATCCGCAAGATTTCCACGCGCATTTCTGGCGTGACGGATGTTCTCCTGTTGTAGGACTGATGTCCGTAAGCATCCTCTGTGACGCCTGCCCGCGCACGCTCCTGATCACGGATCTTGCGGACAATCTCCGCAGCCTCCGCAGAGCCTCGTTCATTTTTCATCTTCCTCATCTCCTTTCGCTTCTGCTGTCGCTCCGGCGAGGATCGCCCCCGTCAGGATTACGAAGAGCCCGAGGGTACAGAACCATCCCCATCCGCCGTTGGGAGCCGTTCCCCATCCGTACAGCATGAACATGATGCCCAAGATGACGAAGCAGATGGAGACGATCAGCCAGAATACCGAATCACTCATCCGATCCACCTCCAACGATCAGCAGGCTCATCAGGGAGATACAAAAGCCCGCGACCATGACGGTCACGCCTGCCGGTGTCAGGTCGCTGAACTCCATTGATCCCGCCCCGCAGAACACCACCAGCATCCCCCCGAGCGCCAGCGCCGTCCGGATCCTCTCGCGTCTCTTGATAGCCTTCTGTAGGCTCTTGACGTTCATGCTGTGTGCCTTCTGTCTTCTCTGCTCAAACTCCTTGACCACCCACTCCGGAGCGGTCAGCTGTTTCTTTTCCTTCATGTCCCCTTATCCCCTTATCAAATTATTGGTTTCCTCTTCTGTGAAATGCAGAAGAGTGTCTAGTCTCCGCAGACCACTCAGTGGCAGGTCTCCCTCTCTCAGCCACCGCTTGAAGGTTGACGGAGCAATGCAGCAGATCCTGCACATTTCTTCCGTCTGCCGGTAGAATCCAGCACGGGATTGTGCGCTTCGGATGATGTCCGCCATGGACGGAGACCGTTGTCTTCTCATTGGCTCCTCCCTGTTAGCCTTTGGTTTGCCTTGTGTTTACGCAAGTTCGTTGGCAAAAAAAATATCCTGCGGGTTATCAATCCTCAAAATACTGACAAGCTGGCTGATCTCGTCTCTGGTAAAGTTGCCATCCGCATTGATTTTGCGGTAAAGCGTAGATTCATTGATGCCGAGTTCATCCGCGAGTTTCTTCGAGGTGATGCCAACAAGGACCATCTGTGCTTTGAACTTATTCTTGTCGAACAAATTTCCTTCCCTCCCTTCTGTGTCAATCTTGCGTTTCCGCAAGTCTAGATTAGCACCTGGTTAAGCGCTTGTCAATGCGTTTTTGCAAGTTTTTTATTCTATCTTTCATCGAATAATTGCAAATATGCAAGCATTGGGGTATAATTAAGTCCCCGGGAGGTGAGAGAAATGGCAGTAAAAGACATCATTAGAAATAGGCGGCTGGAGCTTGGTTTTACAATGAAAGAAGTTGCGGACATGGTTGGCGTAAGCGAGGGAACTATATCAAGATGGGAATCCGGTCATATTGCGAATATGAGACGGGATAAAATCGTTGCGCTCGCAAAAGTGCTGCAAATTTCTCCATCGACCATTATGGAATGGACGGATTCGGAAAATCTCGAAGGTGTACAAACAAATGCACACCCCTCAGAGTATTATATAGATGCGGAGACAAGAGCACTCGCTCAGGAACTGCATGACAATCCCGACTTATCCGTCATGCTTGACGCATATAAGGCCTTATCTCCGCGTGACGCCAAATTAGTCATGGAAATGGTGCGGAGGATGCAGAATGAGGGAACTGATTGAGAGGGATTACAGAGTAGTTATTCGGAAATGCCCGCCGAAGGTTAAGGCGTTTGTGGTGAAGAACCGAGCAGAGGACTACTGCACGATCGTGATCGACTCCGATCTGGATGAGCGCGGACGAATCGAAGCATACATGCATGAGCTTCGGCATATGGAGCGGAATGATTTCGAGATAGGAAAGAATGTGGATATTGCCGAACAGACGGCGCACATGAAATAAAAAAAGAACCGCCCGACGCGGCCCATGCGTCAGACGGTCACAGCAATCTGCTCCAGATGGATTAACAGATCACCCAACATGATCATTATATCCCTCTGGGGCGGTTTATTCAATTACTTTGACGGAGGGATGACATGAAGATCACGAAAACCAAGAAGGGGCAATATACGACCGTCATCGGAGCTGGAAAAGATCGTGACGGAAAATTCCGCACGAAACGCTTCACAGCGGACAGCCGTCAGAAGCTCATGGAGGAAATTGCGAAATACCAGGCGGACGCATTCGACCATGACAACCACCGCACCTTTGCGGACGCTCTGGATGCCTATCTGACCGCACGAGAGCCCCACAGAAGCCCCGCAACGATCAGAGGCTATAAAATTATCGAGCGCGGGCTAAAAACGCACTACAGCGCGTTCCTGTCGAAAGAAACGGCAAGAATTCGGGACGAGGATGTGCAGAGTCTCATCGACTCCATGTTCCGTCAAGGCTACTCACGGAAGACCATAAAGAACTGGCTCGGTTTGATCAACTCTGTCCTGATTGCGGAGAAACGTCCGTCCGCGAAGGTCATTATGCCGCAAAAGCAGATCATCGACCGCCAGATCCCCACAGAAACCGAAATCCGCATGATCCTCTGTCTTCTGCACGGGAAGCGTCTTGAAATCCCGTTTCAGCTCGCGATCTTGGGACTCCGACGCTCCGAGATCTGCGCTCTCTCCCTCTCCGATTTGGATCGGGATGATGTGCTGCACATTCACAGTGCGACCGTGATGGATGATGACGGAGTATACCAGATCAAAGACGTGCCGAAAAATGACACCTCAAACCGCTTTGTGAAGCTCCCGCACCAGTTGGCGGAGGCGATACGTAAGCAGGGATTCGTCTGCGACTACCCGCCGAACTACCTCACACAGGCATATAGCAGATTTCTGGCACATTACAGATTCCCGCCGTATCGCTTGCACGATTGCAGACACTTCTTTGCGTCCTATTGTCACTCGATAGGAGTGCCCGAAGCAGACATATTGGCAGCAGGCGGATGGAAAACATCGAACATCATGCGGAGCGTATACCGGCATTCGATGGCACAAAATCGTGCCGGTGATGCCATCACGAATCTTATGTCCGCCCGATAATTTTTACAAATATTTTTACAAAAAGCCTGTAAGCCCGCATAAATAAAGGCTTTCGTGGGGGTTCGACTCCCTCTTCCCCTGTTTCCACAGCAGAGCCCGTAAATCCAAGAAAACCAGTGTTTTCAAGGGTTTGCGGCTTTTTTGTTGCTTCCAAAAAGTATCAAAAATGAGCCTCAAAAGACCACTTTTTGACCACCATTTTTACAAATTTTTTTACAAAAAAAGAGGGCGGAAACCCGCCCCATTACTGAATACTTTTGAGCCCGATCGCCCACGTTTTTACACCGACGATTCCGTCCGCTTTCAGACCGTTCTCCGTCTGCCATTTGATCGTTGCCGCCTGTGTCGCGGGACCGAAATCACCGTCGATGTTCACGCCTGCAATCACCTGCCAGATCGACACCGCGTCCCCCTCATCCCCTCGCTGGATCTCCGGAAGCGATGTGATGATCTCAACACGCTCAACGGGTTCAGGATCAGGAGCAGCTCCACCATGAGCCATGACATAATCATAGGCGGCTTGCGTATATCCAAATGGATCCGAACCGGAAGCAGGGAAGCAGTAGAAGGTATACGTCGATCCCATCTTATTTTTAATGATTGTTTCGCCCTTTATATAATCCGAGCGGTTTCGAATGCTTCCGGTGCTGATCGACTTAATATCCGCAAAACAATCGTGTTCGTCCACATACTGTGGCAGTGTGCGGTTTCCGTAGACCAGCACATCACGGACAGCCTCGATGTACTTGCTGCCAATGCTGCCATTCTCCATGAAGTATGCCGCACGGTAGAACCATCCGCCATCACGCACCCACTTGAACAATCCCGCGCCGTCCGTGCCATATTTCTTCTGGCGATATTCGGAAGTCTCGAGCAGGTTCGCCATAAGGCTCGCTTCTGCTTTTGCGCCCTCAACAGAACCCTGCTCCTGGACGCAGAGCCGTGCGATCTTCTTCAGCTGCGTTTCCGTCAAATTATACCGTTTAAAATCAGACATCTTCGGACTCCTCTGTGGTTTCCGTCTCAACTTCGAGCCGTTCCGCGTTCATGGCCTGCACGGCTGCTTCGATCAGCTGGTCGATCTCGTCCTCCGTCAATGTGATGCCATTCTTACTCAGCCATGGCATGATATACTTCAGCGCGAGATTCTTCTTATTTATTCCGTGAACATCCTCCGCGACGGTCTGCTCGACTGCTCTGACAGCAGCGTCGATTATATCCGCAGCCCACGCCCATTTAGTACGGCGCATCTTTGCGAGAGCCTCGTCCTTTTTGGCGATCAGAAACGGGAGTAACTGGGTGGTGATGACTCCGATCAGGGCAACGATGACAGCAGTTAACACGTTCATAAGCAGATTATTCATGTGTGATCACCTCTCAAATGAATTTATTGTCTTTACGGCACTGACTGTATGTTTCTTCGATGTTCCGCATGGCACTGTCTGCACGGGCATTCGGGAAGCTTTTGTGACTCTCGCAGTAACTGCGATATGTGGTCACATCCTCGAGGATCTGCGTAAAAAATTCCTCAGAATGGTCTACTTTTCGCCGGAGCTCGTCATCGAATCGCAGGATTCTGTTTCGGCAGTTGATGGCTTCTCTCCGCTTCTCCGTGCTTTTCATCTGGTCGAGCTCTTCATGTACACCTTCCAGATCCTTCTGGATACCCTTGATGCTCTCCATGACTTCTCCGTTGATCAGCTTGCCGACCCACTTAAAAAAGTGCGACCACGGGTTCAGTTTCAGCGGAGTGATCTGGATCAGCGACAGCAAAACCACACCAATCACGACCACATTCCCTAAGCCTACACCTTTCAGCATTCCGGCGATCTTTATTAAGTCCATTGGCGTGCCCTCCTTATGAGAATGTGACCTTTTTTGATGTGATCCATGTATTGTTCGATTTTGTCTGATATAAAATCTGAGGAGTATTTGAAGACATACGGATTAGCATTCTCGCTGTACGGTCGACACTAACAAGCTCTATATCGGTGTAAGAAGTATTGTTAGCCCTGAGATTGATTATTCCGGTCTCTTGACGTCCGTAAACCCCAGCGCCATTCTCAAGTCCGCAGATTTCAATACGGTCTCTGAACACAGATGGACGGTGGAATGTGATCAGACCTTTTCCGTATGATCTCGATTCATTTATTCCGATATATACATCTGGCGTACCGGATGCGCTTGTGAGCGTTCCAATTGCTACATCTGATGAGTGAGCGAGTAAAAGGCCGCTCATCGTGAAATCTTTTGATGTATCATAATCGGGAAGGGTATATGACTTAACGCCCATCATGCCCTTGAATGCGTCATGGTATTCATACGAGTAAATGTAAATCTTTGTACCGACATACTCGAGACCGCGATATCCGTCTTTATTCCGTGTTACAAGTCGACCGTTTTTTATCTGTAATTCATTTGAATCGCTGCTATGACAATAAATATCACTGTCGTGGACAGTCATTTTACCGGCACCATTCACGGAAAAATAATCATTCGTGACTCCGTCGATTGTTTTCGCGAAGCGGATGAAATAACTGGAATTTGATGTCGGATTCGAATATAAGTAAATATTGGACTTGTAACCATCCTCACCCGTAAACGTGTTTGACAGAGAATTCGTTCCGATCTTCCACCCGCCGATCTTTCCGCTTTTTGCTTCCATCGATCCGTCAGTCAGGATCTTGAAATACTCGTTTGCGGTAACGAGGCCGTTGAAATTGATATGATCCGCATTGATCGTATATTCCGAAGATTCGTCATTGATCGCGAGGATGACGGAGCCTTTTGCGACAATGTTTCCAAGTCCGTCTATAGACGAAACCGTCTGTTTGATCGCGGACGCGGTGACCTTCTGCTCTGCGCTTGTGACTCTTTCGCCCAGATTGAGCACTCTGTTCATGCTGTAGGTCAGTCCCTCGTCGAGCTTCTCATCACGGTACTCCCATCCATTCGTACCAGATGGCACATCTCTCAGGATCGCTGTGCGCGTGAAGATGTATTTGTACTCGGGATAGTCTACGCTGTACTGCGGAACGCTCGTTGACCAGCTTCCCCTGTAGCTCTTCGGGTTCTCGATGATCGCATACTGGTCTTTATTGATGACGTATTCCTGGCGGACGCGGATGATTCTGTCCTTTCCGCCTGCGTCTGACAAGCAGAACGCCGTGCCGGTCGAGGTCGTGCCGTCCTTGTATCTGGTGATGAGGCGCGCCCACACGTACTTGCCAGACGATGCCACAGGGACATCCGCCGACCATTCCGTCGAGGCCGGTGGCGTGTAGGACGGACTGGCGGAGTCCAGAAGCGCATACTGATAATAGGAAGCAGTGACGACCTTATTGAGTGAGTCAATTGAGGCGTAGTTTGCAGAAACACTCTGCAGAATCTCGTCTCTCCGTTGATTGATCAGAGATGTAGCGGAGCTCCGGACGGACTCGAGCGCGGAACTTGTCGCATAGGTTCCAGATACCTGCGTGAGGATGCTTTCCTGTGTTTGGCTGATCAGCGACTGCACTTCCGTCGTGGTGCTGTAGTCCTCTCCGAGCATGGTCTGGACGCCAGTCAGCTCGGATGACAGGCTGTTCACTGTTCCGACTAGATTCGAGTGCGCCTCGTACATCGTGTCATACTGGCTGTTGACCGTGTCGAGCTGTGCGCTGATCCCATCGACGGCAACTTTGTAAGATGCCACCTGACTGCGGTATCCTTCCACATTCTCACCGAGTGCATCATATCGGCTGTACAGGTCGTTAAAATCAAGACGGAGTTGCGCCGTGTCGAGCGCCATCTCGGACATCTTTGTCCACATGGTGATGCCCTGCTCCTGCAGATCCACGAGCTCTGACTCGCTGATCACGGCATGGATTTCGCCCTGTACCACCTCGAACATTGTGTCATGCGTCTGCAGTTTTCTCGCGATCGCCGCAGTGTCGTACGGCGCAAATTCATGGCGGAATTTCATGGCGATTCATCAACTCCTTCTTAATATAAATAGATGCATATAAAAAGCCGCCCGAATATGACGGCATGGTACTGAATTAAATGAAGATCGTTACTTACTTAAATAGCAATTTTGGCGGCTCGTCATATACAAGGTTTACAGTAGGCACAGCAGGCATAACAGTTAATATTCCTACAAGCTTTCGAGGTATGCTCTTTATTTTCGATAGCACCGCAGCCAGACAAGGCCTTTATTTCATGTATCGCGGTTCTGGTTCTACTGCAGTTGTACAAGTGAGGGCTATCTCTGCCGCAACAGATATTACTTTTGACAACTCTACTGCCGGACAACTTAACATATCGACTGGCTCAGGGTCTGCGGCCTGCATGATTTGGAATGTAAACGGGAAAACTACGGTTTAATCACGGCAGAAAATACACCGCATTAAAGTAAATACGACCGCTTGCCGATGTTGAAGAGAGCTGATTGATGTAGATATTGCCGTTCGGCATGATTGCTATGACTCCGTAGGCATTTGCGTTCTTAATGAATGGCGCGTAGGATGCCACGGCGGGACGGTATCCTGTCGGAAGCACGCAGAGCACTGTGTTGGCTGCGTGAGCTTTCGCCGCTCCCTGATAGGATACAAAACAAGCCTTGCCGACCTTCACAAACTTCACGTTCGCCCATGTTTCACCATCCGAAGCGGTAACCTGACTCGTGAAGTCCTCACCGTTCATATTGCTATTTAACGCAGCAAGTGCTGCCTGCACGGACTGCGCAGATCCTGCTAAAGTGCTCCCTGCATAGTCCTCGATAATCTTCTTCGCCACATCTGAAACCAGCGCGCGGTATTCCATCGTGTCGCCGCCAACAAGAAGCGAATGCCCCAGCCCTACCTGCTCTCCGTTCTGCGTGAAGCTCATAAATGCTTTGTCTGCCATGTATTAACCCTCTCTTTCTGTCTGGCACGTAATTTGGTTTCCATTACGGTCCGTAATATTATTTCCTTCGCGATCCTGCAGATGGTAGTCTGCCAGTTCCGTAAATAATCCGATTAAGTGCTGATCATATCCGTAATCACTCGGACGGATCGTAACCTGATACCCGCTCGAGACAAATGACTCTTTCGATCCGTCTTCCTGTCTCCACCACGAATATGACCGTGTCGGGAATTCCTCCGTACATTCGACACCTGCCTTGTACACTCGAATCCTGTATGTGACGGTCCCGTCTCCGTTCGGGTATCGTTCGCCATTGGAGACCAGTGAGCCCTCTTCAAGTGCTGTGACCTTTGTCGTTGTCTCTCGGAGCGTCTGGCGCAGACCATCCACACCTGTCTCCGTCTGCCCGACTCTGGTGGTCAGACTCAGGATCGACCGCTGATTTTCCGCAATGCTCTCACCAAGTGCATCCGCATCTGCGAGGATTGCGATGTCCTTCCGTGCGTATAAGTATCTGCCAGTCGCGTCGTAGAGGTCGAAGCGCACCGTCGAGACGTTTGCGAGTGAGTTCCATGTGTATGACGGTTCGGGTGAAAGTGACCGATAGACTTCCGTGAAATCCACATCATCATCCGATACGGAAACGATGAATATGCCCGAGTACGAGTCAATCACGCCATTGTCGAGCCGTCGCGCCTGCGCATAGACCTGATTCGGTATGGTCGAGCTTCCGTCGACATCTCGTTTCACAATGTTGCAGTTGGTTTGTATCGTGTACGATACGCCTCGCTGACCGTCGAGCGCCTTGCTGACGGAGAAGCGTTTCGTCATCTTGAAGCCGGTGCGCGCTGTGATGTGGTTGCCGCTTCGATCCGTGATCGTATTGCCATCGCGGTCCGCAAGCCTGTCATCGGATGCCTTATAGACCGCCGTGAAGTCGACATATCCGTTGTCGCCATCCAGTGCAGTGACGTAATACGTACCGTGTCCGGAGTTCCAGGCTCCCGTGATTCCCTCCGACGGGACTGCTGTGATCGTCGCTCGGAAGGTTATATCCGTAGTTCCGAGATAGACCGACGGACTCGTATAGCAGTGCGTATAATCTCCGCCTGTGCCGTCCGCTTCCGTGTGCACCACATGCGCGTCATTGGTCAGTGTCATCGACATGGCTTCCAGTGTGCTGATTCCGGCAATGGCGGAAAGAGCTTCCTGCGAGGCGTTGACGGCGTTCTGCGCGTCTCTCGATGCCGTTGATGCGCTGGCGTTCGCACTTGCGATATCGGACTTAATCTGTGTATAGACCTGCGTCAGAGTTTGATCCGTATCGGAAAAGACGATACTGGAATCACGGAGACCGCCGATGCTGTTGATCGATCCGATGACGGAGCTGATATTCAGCTTGTTCGCCTCGATGCCGTTGTATGTTCCGTCGCTTGCCTTAACCATCCGATCAACGACCAGACCGTCGGCAATGGCGTTCTTATGTATGCCTGTAGAATCGAGGAGCGTGCCGGTCTCGTTTCCGATGTAGAGCGTGTAATTGCCCTGCGCGTCAAGACCGAGCTGAATCCTGACATTATCATTCGGATCCTTGACGGTCAGACGGCTGTCCTGGATACGGAACGTGCCGTCAGCCGATCCGACCGTGAAGAGGCTCGTGTTGATGTTTCCCGCCTTCAGATCATTGACCGTGATGCTGTTCGCAAGGATCTGCTTGAGGAAAGCTGTATCAATGGTCGCATTCTGGCCATTCAGGGTGATCGCGGTCAGTCCGCCGGTCGCGGTGTTGCCGGCAAGAAGCGAGGCAATGTTTGCATAACTCGTTTCCAGAATCCCGATTCTGCCGGTCGCAGCTGTCAGATCCTGCGTTCTCAGGATTGTGATGTCACCACTCAGCGCGTTCAGCTGTTCGGTGGTCAGCTCTTCAAAACTTGCGGTATTCGCTTCAAGAGTACCGACGCGCGCCTTGACCGCATCGACTTCACCACTGACAGTCAGCTGCTCCGTCTCTAAGTTCTGGATGACGGCGGAAGTGATCAGCTTGCCATCCAGATTGACGATCTTATCCGCATTGACCTGGTCGAGCGAGTCGCCTTTCAGCGTGCCGTTGTCGCTGGTCACATTCGAGACGGTTTCCGCTGTGTCCTCGTATTTGCTCGACAGCTCCTCGAATGTCAGCTGACGATTCGCGAGTGTACAGCTGTTGTCTTCGGGATGCTTCGGGTATTCTTTGATCCCGACAATCCGCTGCGTCTCCCGCGTGCCAGTGATCGGATCGGACAGGATGATGACGTCCCCGAGTCCAAATTCAAGCACACTATACACGGAAGACTGCTTTGCGAGATCGCTCACGGATGCCGAATAGCTGACGAGCGGTTTCGACATATCCACCAGCTTCGCCTCTGCGTCTGCTAGCAGATTCTCCGCGACTGTATACCGCTCATCGATCCAGATGGCACGCTTGACCTTGTCGGAATACGAATGATTCGAAACATACTCGAGTCCGCCATTGACGTCCGCGATTGACAGACCATCTTTTCCGTACGGCTCCAGTTCCGTGTAGAAGTCGTACGAGCTCGCGGACACCTCAAGCTTTTTCAAATTAAGATCGGTTGTGAAATATACTCCCCTGTCAGATCCGATCTGTTCCTGAATCGTCACGGTCTGGTTGATGCTGTCGATGACCGCCTCGCATCGATATGTCCTTAACGCCTGCTCGAAGATCTTCAGCGCGGAGCAGTTCGCCATGCGGACCGTCCGTTTCTTGGTGACGGAAGACGCGGAGACCGTCCATCCCGTGCCAGCAAAAGCAAGCGCAAGGCAATCAGATATGGTCTGTTCAACCGACGCGAATGCTCGGAAGATTTTGCCCTCAAGCTTCTCGAGGTCGAGCTGCGCCACAATGCTGCAGGTGCGTCCCGAGTCTCGCTTGATTTCCTTGATGACATATCGGTCCGTTTTGGTCTCTATGTACCCTTCCGGCTGAACATAATCCTTGAGAAGCATCCAATCTGCTTCAAGCGTCAGCTTTTTGTCGCCGAAACTGATTGAGCTCTCAATACACAGGTCAAATTCGTCATCGAATCCGCACAGCGGAGTTTTATTCTTGTCCAAGATGCGGATCATTGCATCACCTCATTATTCGCTGATCATAAAATCGAGTGTTTCCACATCGGCAGGCGTCAGGGAGTCAAACTGATCTCCGTCGCACCGCTCAAGCTCCTCGAGCGAAATCATCGCGAAATCGATGTTGTCAATCTGCTCTTCGCAGAGGTCTTTGATTTCAGCATTGCAGGCTTGCGGATCCACGATGATCACGTTGCCTTGCGCGTCTGCCTCGAAATCTCCATTGTCCTTCTTCTTTGCGTGCTTCCGGATGATGTCCATGCGGGACTCATCGAACGCTTCCGCCTCACCTGCGAGCTTCTTGATGTTTCGTGTGATGGCAAAAGAGACCTTAACCGGAAGCGACTTCTTTTTCAGTTCCTGCAGATTCTTAAAAATTGTGACAGCTTCGATAGCTTTCATTCAGTGACGATCTCCTTCCAGATATTCTCATAGACTCCTGCGGCACCAGGCTCCCAGATGTTGTTCTTAACCTGAGATTCCCAAGTTTTGCCGTTGTGCGTGCATTTCGTTCCGTTCTGCCACTTAATCGTGCCGACACCAGACCATGCTTCCCACTCTTCAATAGTTTCTTCCGGCTCCGGAGTAGGTTCATCTGTTCCGCCCTGTTCCGGATCGGTCGGATCGTCCACAGTTCCGGCGGAATCCTTCAGCTCATCGACAGCAATCTCAAGCATCTGGATGCGCTCCGAGAGTTCTTCGAGATTCTCAAAGATGGCGGAGATCTGCTGTTCCATTCCGGCACGCTGTCCGTCAACAGTGGCGTTCTCGTTTGCGAGGTTAATCAATTCCAGATACTGCTCACGGGTGAGGTCGCCCGAAAGCCAGAATAATTTGATCTTGGTAAGCATGTCCTGCAGATTGTAAGCCTTACCGGATAAAACGGTCTTAATGTTCTGATACATCAGATGTACCTCCCTCGGTATTTGATTCCGATTGTGACGGCGTTATTAGTGACAGACACGACTTTCTTCTCTGGGATAATTGACGGCCATTCCCACATTTGACTGATGACACTTCCGTAACCGGCTCTCCCGTCCACAGTGACCAGATGTTTCTCTCCATCAATCACGACCGGCTTTCCGGATGTCATCGAACTCAGGACGATGTCTTCATCTTTCCGATAAATTCGATCCCGTGCGAATGCTTTAAGCGTGAGAGTGGTCAGTGCGTTGGTCGGCGTGATGGTCAGCACTGCGGGTGTAATATAGCCGGTCTGTGGCGTGATGGTCTTGGTCGACTGGTTTGACATCGTGACTGTCTTGTAATCCGTATACTTGTACGGCTCTGCGTTGACCTTTACCGTAATCATTCCCTTGCCTTTGCTCGTGTGGAATGGGTCAATGGTGCACCTGCCGATGTACGTGTACTCAGGTTCCAGTGCTCGGACGATCGGAAGCTTTCGCCCCTCGATCGCAAGCGTCAGCTGATCGTACACCGCAGGCCACTGTGCTCCGTCATAAAGAACATATTCGAATATCAGTTCACGGCGATTTCTCGCGATGTCGTAGTCCTCGTAAGACGGAAGACCGTACAGCCCAAGCTCATCACTTCGGGCTGTCGTCTCAGGTCTGCCGATCTCTTCACGGGTCAGGATCAGACCATGCTCTGCAGTATTGAAATCGCCGTATTGCGTATAGTTTAAAATCATGGCTTCACCTGTTCCGCTTTGTATTAATTGCCATTTCTGCACCCATCGACGGCGCAAGTGCTCCGACCGTCTGACCGGTGTCAAGAACCAGCTGCATCCGCACCATCCGATCCGAGAGCGTCGCAATGGCATCGATGACGTCATCCATCCGACTCAGGATCGCGCCGTTATTCACGGCAGAAGATACCGTGCTTCTCAAGTGACGCTCACCGACAGCAAATTCTCCGCCTGCTCCGTCACCAAATCCACGACCATCTGCGCGGACTGTCGGGCTGTTGTAATATGCAGCAGTGTCGTAAGCGCGTTTGTACCACTGCACTCGGATTCTCGGAAGCTTGAATGTGCCGATCTTTAACCAGTCCCACGAGAAATGCGGAAGTTTGATCTTCGGCAGGCTCCAATGGAAGTTAAAGATTCCGCGAAGTCTTCCGGCAATGTTGGACACGAATGTCCAAACACGTTGCATGACTCCGCTTACTTTGTTATACAGCCCGTCCCATGCAGAGCTTGCCGTTGATTGCATACCCTTCCAGAGGGACGACATACCGGAACGGAGCTGTGTAAACTTCTGTGAAACCGTATTCCGTACACGCTCCGCTGTGTTGCTTGCGGTGTTCTTAATTTTCTCCCATGCTCCGGAAATAGTGGTTGTGATTCCGTTCCAGATCTGCGTCGCGGTCTGTTTGATACCTGTCCAGGCGTTTTTCAGCGTCTCACCGAGCTTCTTCGCGGCTGCCTTGACTTTGTCCCAGTTGGCAATCAACAGTACAACCGCAGCAATGACTGCCATGATCGCGATGATCACGGGACCGCCGGCGGCTAAGACACCCGCCAGACCGCCTCCGCCTCCGAGTGCTGTGACGACGTTTCCAATCGTTGCGATGAATCCGCCGAATTTGGCGGTTACTTTACCAACGCCAAGGAGCACCGGACCGACCGCAGCAGCAATACCCGCGAATTTCTCGATCGCGAGCTGCTGTTCTGGCGTCAGAGACTCCCACTTCTCCTTGAGTCCCTGTACGACATCGCGGAGCGCTTTCATGGCTTCCACGAGGAGCGGCGCGCCTGCCTCCACGATCTCCGCACCCAGATCCTTGAGCGTGTTCATCGTGGTCTGCATTGAGTCGAGCGGGTCGAGCGTCTCTTCGAAAGTGTTACTGACCGCTCCGCCCCATTCTTTCACGGAGTTCGCAGACTCATCGAATGACAGCTTTCCGTCGCGCATCTGCTTCGCGATCGTGCCGCCGGCTTTTGTGCCGAAGAGCTCCATCGCGATCTGCGCCGCTTCCGTGTCCGTCTTCGCGCCCATAATTGCGCCCTGAAGCTCGGACATGGCCTGATCCATCGTCTTGCCTTCTTTGGTGGCATTGACGAACGCTTTTTTCAAGCCGCTCATGACCGTCGAAGCATCGACGCCGTTCTTGTTGAGGTTCGCCATGAAACCGACGCTCTCGCTGAGACCGAATCCCATTTCCTGGAGCGCGGTGGCGTTTGTGGTTAGATCATTCGAGAGGGTATCCACTGACGTCCCTGTATCCTGACTTGCTTTGGTCAGAATGTCCAGTACGTCCGTCGCATGACCTGCGTCAATGCCGAAGGCAGCCATCGCGGCCTGTACGGAGTCGACGGAAGAAGTAACATCCGTGTCATTCAGCTCCGCGAATTTCACGAACTCGGACGAAAGAGCTTCCAGAGCGTCACCAGTCAGACCAAACCGTGTACTGACCTCTCCGACCGCATTCGCCGCAGATTCAAAGCTCGTCGGAATGGTTTCCGCGATGTTCTTCGCCCGCTTCTGCATGTCGTCGAGAGCCTCACCAGACGCGCCAGTCTTCTTGGTGATAATATCCATCGCGCTGTCGACTTCTTTCCATGCTGCGACAGATGCGCCTGCTGCCGCTACGATTGGAACCGTGACGTTCTTGGTTAGCGTTTCGCCGACACTTCCGACCTTATTGCCGACAGTTTCGATCTTTCCGCCGACAGTCTGGATCTTATCACCCCAGTCCTTCAGTTCAGCGGAATGGTTCTTGACCTGCTTTGTGACCTCTTCGAGGCTCTGCTCGTAGCCGTTCAGTTTGGTTTGCGCTTCATTTATTTCCGTGCGCTTCTTGCGGATCGCGGTTTCGTCCCGCTGTTCCGCTTTTTCCATCTCTTCGAGCTGAGTATTGAGGAGCTGAACCTTTTGTTTATACAGGTCGGTCTGACCCTGTAGATACTTCTGTTTATCAGCGAGCTTCTGCGCAGAGGACGTATTCTTGTCGTACTGGGACTGCGCAAGCTTCAGCTCTGTGTAATTCTCTTTTGTCGCTGCGGAAATATCCTTCAGCGAATTTTTAAAATCGACCGCGCCGTCAGCGGTAAACCGTAGACCAACGCGTTTCAGATCATCCGCCATTGCTTCACAGCCTCCATTAAATCAGTTTCCTCTCGCATCTTTCCGCGAATGTATGCCATAAAGTCCGTAAGCGTCCCCGCATCAAGATGGCACTGGATTACGGCATCCACATCCGCATATCTGCGGTATAGGAAGTCCGTCAGCGCATTCCAGTCTTCTGCAGAACCCGCAACGCTTGCGTAAAAAAATCGCGGAAGTTCTCCCGATCCACGAATTTCTCACACAAATTGATAAACTCGATCGCGTCGAGCGCCACAATCTCGTCCATCGTGAGCCCTGCGCCGCTTGCCAGAAGCTTATAGATCTCTGTCTCGCAGTCCGCAATGTGATCAACCAGGAACCCGAGCACCTTCGCGGAGAACCGCTGTTCTTCGATCTGGTGCTTGGTTTCTGCATCCTCCTGCGCCGCAGTCCACTGCTCACGAGGAAGTGGAACCTTCTTGCCGTCTTCCATCATCATGGGCGGTTCGTATTCCATGACGGTGCTGAGGTCGCTCTCGAAGACCTCCATGAGTTCGCTCATGCCGATCCTCTTCAGGATCCGAACCATCTGGAACACATCCGAAGAATTAAGATCCCGTAAAATAATTTCAGGGACGGAATGATCCGCCCCCATTTTTGCAATATTCGCCATTTGGCCTCCACTTATTCAGCGAGTGCTTTGACTGCCGCAGCCGTAAGCACCGGAGCCGCGAAGAACTTCGCTTCTGTAAGTCCGGCAAGCGCGTCCTCACCATTCAGGGCACGGATAACCTTGTCCTGATTCGCGTTATATCCATATGCGGAAATGGTAATGTCGTCCGTCATATCCTTGTTGGATGCTTCGGAAGTCTCGGTTTCGTCCGTGTTTTCCGTAAGTTTGCACTTCGGATACCATCTAAGATCCTGAGAGCCGTCCTTCTTGGTGATCACGACGCCATACGCGAAGAACGGACGTGTGTGAATACCACCTTCGAGGATGACGCCGTCATTGTCGACGGTATCTCCGCGCATCCGTGCGAGGAGCATCTCAGGAAATGCGATGTTTGTCTCGCTGATTGTCTTCTTGCTGACGATTGAGTCTGCATCATAGACGTTTCCGGAAGCATAGGTTTCATAATCATCAACCTCGTCGGAGATTGACACGGATGTGACGGTCGGAAGCTTATAAACATCCGCCTCGAATGTCTCCGTCCAGTCTCCGGATGCGTCCGGTGTGTTAAAACAGATATACTGCGCGCCCACTGTGTATTTACGGGACGGCTTCATGTTCTGGATAGCCATAATTGTTACCCTCCAATTTCTTCAAGCTTTTTTTGCATTGCCGCCACGTATTTGTCGCGGTTCTGTTTGTAAGTTGGTTTCAAATGTGCCCGAGCGGCGACGTGCGTCCCTTTGGGAGTAATGTGCCCTTTTTCGACGATCGGACCGTAATACTTTGCCCATCCGACTACGTAATCACCTTTGACCTTTGCCTCTTCGCCCGTGACCGAATCAAGCAGATGTGTGTACCCTGCTTTCGCGATCCGTGAGCGTGGTTTCGGAAGCGCCCTGACATCCGCCACGAGCTGATCGGCGCCGGCCTTCAGGATCTCGACCACGTGGTCAGGTTCCGCCGCTTTCATGTAGTTCGCGAGTTCTTTATCAAATGCATCGAACCCTTCGCCATGAACCGTTGTACTCATGTCAGTGCCTCAGTGACGTCAATCTGCATATAGCTGTGGTATTCGCCAGGACCGTTCTCAGCCTTGACGTACTCGTGATTGATGTCGGGATGGATACCAATATTATTAAGTCTCCGCTTGAGCTGGATCAGTTTCGGGTCTCTCGGGCGCCGTGAAACGAATGACACCTGATACGCGACCAGTTCCTCGTAATCGTCTCCGGATGCCATGTCATCGCTCCACAGGTACTCCCAATATGCAATTTTCGGGAACTCTGTGGAGCTGTCGAGGAAGTGCTCGCCTTCTCCAACCGGAACGCCGATTCCGTGCAGGAGCTCGGATAATTCTGCTTTTGTCATTCCGTCACCTCGTAATGCATATCAGGCTTAATCAGTGTGAGTTCCGTTTCGGGATAACCCTGTTTGCTGATCACGTGCGCACAATTAAAAACCTTGTGCTGAGTTCCGCCGATGATCACAACGCAGTCCGTGCTGATGCCGTCCCATCGCGGGATGGCAACCTTCAGCGTGATCTGCTTATCTGCCTGCTCGAACGTGATCCGCGTGCGGTCGTAGATCGACAGCTCGCGGTATCCAATCACCCCGATGTCACGCTTGCGGATCATTCGGACTGGAAAGTCCGGGCTGTCCGGATCCGGAACATCGACCAGATCGTACAGTTCGAATCCGCCGTCGTTGTAGGTCGGAGCAATCTGCTGTTTTCCTCTGTTCATTCCGTGCTCCTTCCTGTGACGCGGTACGTTCCGTCACTGGTCGGAGCAAGATCACCAGAAACAACCGCTCCAAGCTGCCACGAGAGGATCATCGGCTTCCATGCCGGTTCAAATTCCTCGTAGCGGTGGTAGATCTCGTAATAAGCAGCGTTCTGCAGCAGTTCGCGCCCGAGCAGATCGGATTCAACATCAAACTCGACGCCCTGAATAAACGACAGGCGGCTGAAACATTTATCAACCGCCCGCCCGATTACTTCATCTGTTAAGTAAGGCGGAATCTGATAGTCCGTACGAATTTCGGCAATGAGCGCCGTTCTTTGTTCTGTTGTCATGATTCCGCCCTCCTATTTAATTAGTGCCTGATGTAATAGTCTTGACAGTCGGAACGTATTCCGCGAGGTTCGCCGGATTGAAGACGTATGCGGTGTTGTTATCAAACGCGCGTCCATTTCCGTAAACCTTAGCAATCAGCAGATCGCAGTCTTCAATCGCCTTTGTTTCCTTGTACTCATCGACCATGAGTCCGCCGAAGCCCATTGTGTAATAGCCCTTCATGGTAAGAACGGCCGTGCCGGCTGCCATCTGCGGCTCTTCGATGACCGTGATCGGCATGAAGGACTTGCTGATGTATCCGCCGGAGAGGCTGTCTCCGTAAAGAGCCGGATTGACGTATGTGGCAACATCTGCCGGATTGGCGATCAGATATAAACCAGATACAGCGCGCTTTCCGCCGTTGCTAAGTGTCGTGATGACCGGAGCGAGCTGCTTCGGGCTAAAGCCTGTGAGAGTAGTGACTTTGGTCTTAGCCTTTGCGGTTCCGTTGCTGTTGAAGTCATCAACCTTGTTAAGGATACCGATCGGCTGTTCCTTGCCGGTTCCGGAAAGATAGCCAGCGACGATTCCGTCATACATAGCCTCTTTGAGGATAGCGCGGAAATATTTCTCGACATAACCAATCTCGAGATCGCGTACGCCCTTCGGGATCAGGCAGAAAGCGGAAAGCTTGCCAACCTCAAGATTGACGGAAGTAAGCGTAGCGGAAAGCTCTGCGGTGATGTCGCCGATCAGTGCGCCCCATGCAGCCGCGCCGGTCTTTGCTCCGGTCAGCCATCTCTTGACGTTCGCCGGTGCGAAGTTGATCAGGTCGAGGATCGGATATTCCGTCCTTACTTCATCGAGCGTGTGGTCAAGGACTTCCGTCGGGATGATGTCGATCTGTGCAGCTGTCAGAGTCTGGCGAGCGCCGCGCTTGATCATGTCATAGAACTTTTTCTCGCCCTGTGTGAATTTTGTGCGGATGCCAAGAGATTTCTTGAATTCCGCGTCAGCTTCTGCCTGCTCTACTTCCTGCAGAAACTGAGCTGTAAAATCGGCATATTTGGCTTCCAGAAGCTGCTCCATGCCTTCCGTAAGTGCTGCAGCCTTGTCTTCGGCGGCGTTAATCTTTGCAATGACTTCCTGTTTCAGTTCTTCGCTGATTTTGTTGTCGATGATCATTTTTATTCTCCTTTGTTAAAAAATGTGTCCCATCCGTTTTCGTCGGCGGGTTCTTTGTGTTCGGGTTCCTTCGGTGCAAGCCTTTCCGCGACCTTATCGGCAAGAGCGTCAAGATCAATCGGCTCCGCTTCCTGCTTCGCTGTCAGCTTGGAGATGATCAGGCTAAGAGCGGACTGCTGCGGCTCGTCTGTCTCTTCCGCGTCCGCGATGCCTGTCGCAAATCCGTAAGCAACCGCATCCGCTGGAAGTATCCATGTTTCCGCATCCATGAGGCGTTTGATTTCGTCTTCTGAGATGTTTGCAACCATCTTGTAAGCTTCAACGCTCGCCTGCGTGATTGTTTCGATGTCGTCCGCTGCTTTTCTCAAATCCGTAGCGTTTCCGACCGCCGATGTCCATGCATTGTGGATCATGAGCAGTGACGCCGGGTTCATGATGCGTTCATCGCCGGCCATAAAGACCACCGACGCGGCAGAACAGGCGAATCCGTCGCAGATTGTCGTAATCTTTGCCGGATGCTGTTTCAAAGCATTGTAAATCGCAAGGCCTTCCGCCACATCTCCGCCGTAACTGTTAATGTGAACGTTGATCTGATCCGCTTCAAGCTCTTTGAGCTGATTGACAATCGTGACACCGGACTGCTCGCCCAGTTCTTCAATTGCCCATGCACAAATGTCGCCGTAAATGTAAAGGTCGGCATTCGCTCCGGTTTTCATAAGCTGGAAGAATCGTTTCTCATGCATACCGCTTCAACCTCCTTTCCTTGTGTTTTTGTTTGCGTTGACGGGTTACATTAATCGACTCCTCAGCCGGATCCTCAGCAGGCCCCGTCGAGCCGCCTTCCTCCTCTAATAAGCCTTCCGTCGAATAATTCTTGGTTAATGCTCGACTTGTTGAGAAATCCGTATTAAGCGCCGGATAACCGACCATCTCGAAGATCTCGTCGAGCGTGAAGCCGATGCCGCGAAGCTTGTCCAGGCTGTTCGCCGCGTCGAGCACATCAATATGTTTAAAACGGTTCAGCCACACGACGGCGCGCTCACCCATTTGATAGTCGGAAAGCCCGACCAGCTTAGCGTTAAGTGAATCACTTATAACCTCCGCGACAGGCTGAACCGCATAAGTAATAAATTCGTTTGTGGCGTCGCTCTGCTGTGTGATCGTGCCGTTAAACACTCCCTGCGGAATGTCATAAGCCATCGCACAAATGGACGCCATCTGTTCCTGCATATTCTTCAGGTCGCTCGTTGCGTAATTCGATTTGATGTCCATATATTCCAACGAAACGCCGTCAGATTCTTTGATGACGGAGATGCCCGCCTCCGTAATCTGATCCGCCACGCGTTTCACGACATCGTCGATCGTGAGGCGGAGCTCGTTGCCGTTCGCATCCACCGAGCGGAATGAAGTCATTGCGCCATACTTGTACTTGAACTTCGGCGCGGCGGAGACGGCGACCATCGTGTTGATCGCGTCAATCGTCTCGTTGTAGGTGTTCATGACGCTGTCGAGCAAATGACGCTTCTGCTGAGTTCCGTATCGAAGATCCAGCACGTTCCCACTGCTCACCGCGTAAGACATCTGCATGTCATCCAGTCCGTCCGTCAAAATGATGTTGCTGTATATTTTCTCCCGCGTAACCATATTGCTCGTCGAGAATGACTTCGCGAGGAAATACTTTCCGTCAAGCGTTCGGACGATCAGCGCGCGCCCCTCATCGAGGAGCTTCATCACGACTGTCCACCAGAAATCCGTGCCGGTCTGGTTGTCGTTCGGCTGGACGTTCAGACGGAAGTAAACTTCATCATGCCGCCGCTCTTCGCCTCTGGTGATGAGGATCTCGCTCTTTGCGATCGCGTTCGCAATCATTCCGCGCGCCTTCTCGTCATAGAGTGCCGCCAGATTCAGCTTGTTAAGATTTGCGGTGATAATGTCTAGCACACTGGCGACCTCACCGGCCTTATTCTTGAATAAAAAGTCAAACATATATCACACGCTCCTTCAGTAAATCTGCGGAGAACTCCGCGGCTACGTAAGCCATGAAACCATCATTTTTCCTCAGCTTTGGCTCGATTTTGACAAACTGCATGTTCCCGAATTTATCCGTAATCGTGCCGGTGTTCTGCGTATACCATCGCATGATGGCGGAATCACCGTAAATAATTCTGTGTTCCGCGAAAAGCTTCTCGATCGTCGGCGCGATGATTCCGCAGACTGATCCGAGTTTCCGCAGCAGACGCACCGTTCCGCTCGGATTGTCCTTTGACTCGATTGAAATGCCGTGATTCTCGAACACCGTTTTAAACAGTGTGTAGCGGTACGTGTCCATCGTGATCTTCACGACGGCATATTCTGCCATGCGATCCTCGCACCACTCGACGATCGGCTCGATTGGAATGGTCGGAGAATTCACGACTTCGAAGTCACGGAAGCCCTGTGTGCCTGCGTTCCCGATCGGAAACTTAATGCTATTCAGAAACGGGCTCGCGGAGCAGATCCAAGTGTGTTGTGTCCACACATGATTGCCGTCATCGTCGACTGTCAGAACGCCCGCACTGGCGAAGTCGCGGACGTCTGCATAATCGAGTGCGATGATGGCGGGCTTTCCGTACGTGTTCGGCACGGGTCTCAGCTCCTTGCGCTTGTCATCGAGAAAACTGCACCGCAGGATGTTCTTCCACGTCGTGACGGCATGCTCTTCCCTGACCTGCGGAAGATTGCACCGCTTGGTGATGTATTCCGTCCATTTCTCCGGATCGCTCTTTGCGCGAATATAACCGCGTTCAATCGCCTTCTGCAGTACCGGCAGGTATTCCATGCTAGGGTTCGCCTTATGCATCGGCTCGATCTTGCCAATTTCATCCTCGCTATCCACCTTGCAGAGGAACGGAAGGATTCCGAGCGGATTCGGTCCGCCGTTCAGAATGTCACTGCAGTCATCCAGTAATTTGTCGAGCGGTCCCTCGCGGACATATCCGTTCGTCGTGATGATGATCTCGCGAAAATGCCGTTTCTTTCCCTCTGCAGACTCGAACACATTGACCACGTCATTGTTCTCATAAGCATGGTACTCGTTGAAGAAAATGCATCCTGGAGCCTTGCCGTCCTTTGTCCCCGAGTTCGATGTGTTGTATCTCAGAATCGAGTGCGTCTCGAGGTTCTCGATGACTTCCTTTGTGACTCGGAATTTCCCCTTGAATTTCGGATTGCCAGCGAGACGGTTGTACACCACGTTAAACGTGTCCTTGATCTGCTGTTCTGAGTTCGCGATCAGTTCGACATGGTATTCCGGCACTCCGTAGAGAGGAGTCTGGAAGAAATTCGCCAGCGGAGCCATCAGGCCGTCTTTGCCGTTTCCGCGTCCGAGCAACATAACGATCTCTGGAAAGACAGGCTCGCGATCCTCGATTCCGTAGAGGAAGACGAACGCAATGACAAATTTTTCCCATGCAAAAAGTGGGTAAAAATTTCCTTCGATGTATGCGAGGCAATTCCGGTATGTCTGCTCATCGAAATAAATATCTTTCCGCTTCAATGTGGGCTTGACGATGTTCTTGAACAAGAGCTTCCGGTCACGGTTGATCCACTTCGGATGCTCTTCCGCATACTGCAGATAATCCTCAATTTCCTTACAGGTAATCATTCTTGTCGCTGGTCAGCACGGGCGTCTTCAGATCCAGCTTGTCGAGGATCTGCAGCATGATGGACGTCTCTCGCTGTAAATCCGTTATAGACGGGTTCGCGATCTGCTTATCATGTCCATTTCCTGTGGACAGTGTGATCCGGATCCCGTTCTTATCGACGTCCTTCGCCAAATTCTCCTTCAGGTGCCAGTGCATCATGTAAGTATCGACCAGATCGACGCAGTAATCCGTGACCTTGTTCTGCGCCTTGAGCTGATCAATCAGGGATTCCCTTATTGTTTCCGCTGTTGTCATCTCGTTTTTCCTCACCATCTTTCGTTTGTTTCAAATACGTTTACAAATTGGAAGTCCAGTGCTGACTGCTTCAGTCTCTCATTCAGTTCGTGGTTCTTCTCTCGGATGCCATTGATATCTTCAATGTCCCGCATCCTGCCCCTTTGGCGGATATTCCGTAAGCATTGATATTCTGTCGTATTAATCCACAAATACGTGACACAACCACAGGCATCAAACACAGCCCGCTCCGCTTTTGTCGGGAAGCAGGTAATATATGCCGGTTCTTTCCCGTCCGAAATGGCTCTCTTCAGCTCCGTCAACTGCTCTTCTTTCGAGCCGATCTCATCGAAATCCAGAACCGTCTCGAAATTCGCTTTTGCATAAGTCGTCTTTCCGGAGCCGATCGGTCCACAGATCACATACACCATTTCACACCTACCCGCATACGCGTCAGCTTTGGAATTTTTGCAGAGTTATC